TCGTTAAATACCCTTTTGTCGATGGGCTTGGTTTTTACGGGATCGGCTTGTTGCATATTATGGGCAACGCGACCGCTGCCATCACGACGGCGTGGCGGCTCGCGCTCGACTGCGCCGGCTTCGCGTCGTGGCCGGGGTTTCTCTACAGCGATATCGTTGGACGCCAGGACACTATGACGTTTCGCGTGGGACTTGGCGCTGGCGCGAGAATTAATACCGGTGGACAGCCGATCGGTCAGCATATCATGAACCTGCCGTACAAAGACGTGACGGCAGGCCTTGTGCAGATCACTCAGCATATCGAGGAAGAGGCACGTCGTGTCGGCGGTACGCCAGAAATGATGGTCGGGGAAGGCCGGCAAGACGTTCCCGTCGGCACGACGATCGCCATGCTCGATCAGGCTGCGAAAGTCTTGGACTCTGTGCACAAGGGCATGCACATCTCGCAAAGCGAAGAGTTTGCGCTTTTGCGTGATCTCTTTATCGATGATCCGAATGCGCTGCTATGCGCGGAGCCAAACTCGCAGGCGCTTTGGCAGTGGACGAAGGAAGACCTCGTGCAGGCGCTGCGTGACTGTAATCTCACGCCGCAGGCCGATCCTAATACGCCTAGTCACACGATACGCGTGATGAAGGCTGTTGCTCTCGTTCAACTCGTGCAGCTCAATCCTCAGATGTGGGACCTTCACGCGGTCGTAAGGCGCGTGGCCACTATGGTTGGTCTCGGCAATGTCGACGAGTTGTTTGCGCCGCCGCAGCAATCGCAGCCGCAGATGGACCCGAAGGTGTTGCAGCAGATGCAGCAGGCGCAATCCAAGGCGGCGGAATTGGCCCAGAAGGAGCAGGATGGGCAGCGCAAGGCGCAGTTGGATTATCTCTCGCAACAGCTCAAGGCTATGACCGAGATGGCGCAGGTGCAGGATCGTGCTGCTGATCGCATGTCGCGTGAGCGCATCGAGGGCGCTAAGATCGATCAGAAACGGCTCGAACTGGCACAGTCTACCTTGGTTCACCCCCTCAGCGCACCAGTGGCACAAACCTGGCCGGGAATGCCTCCTATGCCGGGAGGGAGAGTGATATAACGGAGATCATCATGGCTCAACTTTCTCATCCATATAGCAGTCAGGTGAAGTCTTCGCAGAAGCGAAGGCTGCGTGCTCTGGGTGCTAAAGCTGGCAAGGCCTGGGGGTCATCTGCTTCGCAACAGCAGAAAAAATATCCGAAGAAACATGCTGGCGAGCAGCGCGAGTTTACGATCCCAGGTGGCAAGGGTCGACGTCGCGCAGACCGGCTCGCGGGCGGAGGAAGCGTCGGTGGCAAGAGAGGGCACGCCACGACGAATATTATTATCTCTCATGCTGGAGGCCGTGGCGGTGTCGGTGGCGGTGGTGGTGCTGCGGCACGTCCGGCAGTGGTGCGGCACACCTTGGCGCCGCCGGTTGGAGCCGGTGCGCCTCCGATGCCGATGGGTGGTGGAATGCCGATGGGTGGTGGAATGCCGATGGGTGGTGGGGCGCCTATCGCGCGTCCGCCGATGCCTATGCCAGCTGGACCGCCGCCTGTTGCACCCGGTGCCATTCGTCCACCCGGTATGAAAAAGGGTGGGCGCGTTGCTGGCATGATCGACGTCAAGGACAAAGCCGGCAAGGGTTACAAGGGCTATCCGTTCTCGCCAACGACTGATGTCGAGGATGCTACCTCGGCTCGCAAGCGAGGCGGGCGTGTCACGTTTAAACGAGGCGGTCGCGTGAGAGGACTTGCCGAGGGCGGCACGACCGATGACGGTTCTTCTCCGCCCGGTACTGCTGGGGACGAGGACGGCGTCGAAAAGATGCAGCTCGGTGGCGGCTTCGGTGGAGGCGCTTTTGGTGGCGCTGGCAATCCCTCAGCGGTGGGCGGCGGTCAAGCTGCTGGCGGTCTGGGCGGCATACTGGGCAACATTCCCGGACGCAGGCCAATGCCTGCGCAGCCGGGGCCAGCCAATGTCTCTGGACGCCCGATGATCCCTGCCCAACCGGGGGTGCCGGTGCCGATGCCCGCCACGCCTGGCTCATTCCGCTTTTTCCCCCCGCCAGGAACGCGGGTAGGCTTCAGCAAGAAGGGCGGAAGCGTGAAGCACTCCGACGAGGCCGAGGACAAGAAGCTCTTCAAGCGCATGTACAGGGAGGAAGAGACGAAGGAGGACAAGGCAGAGAAGCGCAAACGCGGTGGCGCGATCGGCGAGCTTGGCGGGTCAAATCGACCGGGACACACTGTCCTGGGGCGTCCTGGTGCCCAGTTCAACGTCGGCTCAGTACCCAGCAAGTCTGTCCCAAAGGGCCATGCCAGCGTTCTTGCTGGCGAGAAGTACAAGAGCTGGGGCAAGGGCAAGCGCAAGCGTGGTGGCTCGGTCCATGATGACGTACAGAAGAGCCGCGATCATGGCATGGCTGGCGAGAAATATCACCAGCAGGGTGTTGGTTACCGTGCGGCTGGTGGCACTGTGAAGCCCCACGTCGGGCCGCTTGAGGGTGGCGCTGGTTCTGCCATGGGCAGGTTGCGTAAGACCAGAGCTGCAGAAAAGATACCGGATAAGACCGAGCTATGATGGACAGCTTCGATAGCGTCTTTGCGGCACGGCTGGAGAAAGAAATCCTTCGCGAGCTGCACGGTGACGCTCAAAACGACGGGCTTCTTCGTATGATCCTGGCATCGCAGGATTGGGAGACGTTCGTCCGCACCAAAGGCATCATCTACGCTTACGACGAAGTATTGAAGAAGATGGCAAATCTTGCCCGCGAGATGAATGAGCCAGAGAAGCGTAGGAGCGCTTGATGTCGGAGTTGAAGTTTTTCGATCGGCCTCTTGCTACGAGTGCGCCAGCACTTGGCACGCTTCATCAGGCGCCGATGCCGCCTTGGCGCACCGAGGATGAAGCTGAAGATTACCGGAATGATCCGAAGGGTTTCTTGCTTGATCGCGTCGCGTTGTGGCTACCTAAGATGAAAATCTTTCACAACTGGATTATTACGGCGACGTATTGGATGCCGGATTATCTTTCGACAGCTACGGGAGAAAAAATTTATCTCCCCGACAAAACTCACGATGAGGCGCTTTGGCAGGGAAAAATCGGACTGGTCATCGCCATGGGAAAGCTGGCGTTTGTGGACAGCGATTATGTCAAGTTTCATGGGCAAGAGCTGAAGATTGGCGACTGGGTCTTTTACGACATCATGGAGGGCCGGCAATTTACGATCGAGCGGGTCCATTGTCGGCGACTGAAGGACACCCAAATTGTGGGCACGATCGAGGACCCGAGGATAGTCTACTGAGAGAACGATCATGGCTGACGAAGATGAAGGGGGCGAGAACCTAGTCGTTAACCTTGACGAAGAGGAAGAAAAGAAGGCGCCGTCTGCTGACGAAAAGTCTGCTGCGGCAGCCGCGAAACCGCCGCCTGTTCCTGGTCCCTCTGCGACTCCTGCGCCTTCGCAAACCGGCTTAGCCGAGCTGCAAAGACAGATGCAGGCCGAGCGCGCTGAGCGCGCACGTGTCACTGAGGTAGCGCGGCAGATAGCGGCCGAGCGCGATCAGGCGATCCAATTCGCACAGGAAGCTGAGCGGCGCGGTGTCAGCACATACGAGCTGTACAACGAGAACCAGATCAAGGCGGTGCAGGACAAGATGGCGGCGGTAGCCAATCAGGCTGAAGTCGCCATGAATGAAGGCAACTTCAAGGTTGTCTCGGCGCTCAATCTCGAGCTTGGTCGTCTTGGGGGCAGTCTCGCTGTGCTCGAGCGTGATCATCAGATTTTGCAGCAACAGCGCGAGCAAATGGGGCAGCCTCAGCAGCGACAGCCGCAACCTCAGCAGCGGCAGCCGCCGCAGCCCCAACCTCAGCGACCGGCTGATCCGATCGAGCGTGCTATTCAGGGGCGCACCGAGCCTACGAAGCAATTTTTACGCAAACATCCAGAGTTGATTCGTGGTGATGGCTCGCTCAAGCGCACGGCGATCGAGGCTCATGAACGGGCACTCGATGAAGGCCATACGGCTGATACGGCAGGCTATTTCGATTACATCGAGAGGGCGCTCAACGTGGCACAGGCACCAGGACAGCCAGTATCCCCAGCGGTACGCGGACAGGCTCCAAGCATTGCTGCGCCCGTCGCACGTGGCGGCGGCCCTGCTGGCAGCGGCGGTGCTCCCGGTGGCAATGGCACATTCACCATGACGCCGAAGATGCGGCGGCTCGCGGAAGAACAAGGGGTAAGCCCGCAGGAATGGGCCAGGAACTACGTGCGGCTCCTTGGAGAGGGGCGGATCACGCCGATTACGTGAGAGAAACCATGGAAAAAATACCTTCTCCTCGCGATCCGCTTGATGATCCGCTTCGTGCCGAGCCGGGTTTGGGTCCGAGCACTCTTCGCTCCGAAATTCATGGTGAGCTGACTGTCGATCCCCATCGCGAGCGGCGACATCAGGGCATCGCCGCGATCGATCCGTTCGATATTGCCGACATCATGGACAAGTACGCTCCGACCCGGGGTGACCCCAGTAAGGGCAATATTGCGCGTGAGATCGACTTCAACTGGAAGCGCTTCGAGACCTATGGCAAGCCGGACTATGCCGAGCAACGGAGCTACCAGGATCAAGGCTGGAGGGTGGTGCAACACCATCATTTTCCGGGGAGATTCGCCCCGGAAGGGACGCAGGGGCCGATCATCGTCAAGGACATGATTTTGATGGAAAGACCGATGCGCTTGACAGTACAGGCCAGAAATGAGGAAATACTAGCGGCGACTCGGGCCATGCAGGTTCATCGCCAGAAAGTAAGGGAGACGCCGGAAGGCTCAGCTCCCCGTGTTGTGTACGTCGATCGTAGTTCGCGTGAGGCAATTCCCCGCGAGGCGATCGACATCCCCGAGGAATAGGGGAACG